TGAAATGGTCATGGAGATGATCAGGCAAATCTCAAAGCCATATGAGGAGAGCACAGATGAAGAAGGTTAGAGTTAAGTTAAAGCGAGCTTGGACCGCTTACCCCTCTCACGCTCAGGTCACCTATCAGGTGCAAGGTGAGTGTGAGGTGATCGCTCATGAAGATGGGGGGGATGGTTGGGACATTATCAGATATGACATATGTGATATCGAGGAGGGCGCTGAGGTGATTGTTACTGAGATCTTCAGCGACAAGACACGGTGTGTTACTCGATGGGAGGTCACCCAGTTTGGCCTGAGCGCTCGTGACTAGCCTGACCCTCAACGAGCTTCAACATGGGATCATCTCTCGCATTGCCAAGAGAGAACGGGTGATCGCTGCTCGTTGTGGATGGGGATCAGGGAAGACCTCGGCGCTTGTCTTCAGTCTGCTCTTCGTAAGTCGGTTTCGACCTGGCACGTCTTCATTGCTCGTCACTGACACTAACCCACGTTATAACTCTGTGTTGATGCCTGAGATGGAGAAGTGGCTGAGCCCACTAGGTTGGACGTACAACCACACTCTCAGACAATGGACAGCGCCCAACGGTTCGACGGTATGGTGTCGCTCGTATTATCGACCAGGAACGAGGGACGCGACACACAACCCACTAGAGGGTTTGAATGTGACGTCGGGAATCTGCTTGATCGACGAGTGCCAGACGTTGAGCGCTGAGGTAGCGCATAAAGCCATGGGTCGATTACGAGCAGGGCCAAGCCCTATCATGATCCTCGTTGGCCTGCCGGTGAGTGGCGCGTGGTGGTGCAACCTCGCAGAAGAGGCCAAGTGTGAGCCTCTCCTGTTCACCTCATATGTTAACTCAGCCAACCTAAGTGAAGAGTGGTTTGAAGCGACCAAGTTGCTTCCACAAGCCGAGCGTGAAGCCATGGTGATGAACAAACCACGGCCACCATCAGGGCTCATTTACTCCGAGTTCGACGAGTCCAAGCATGTCATCGATGGGTGGAAGTATAGACCTGAGATGTCAGGTCGCATCGCCATTGACTGGGGATTTAGAAAACCATCAGTGCTAATCATAGCTCATGATGACAAGCTCGGCGCTGATGTGATCTGTGCTGAGATCAACCCTCAGGAGGTCACCACTCAAGAGCTCGCTGATCTCATTCTATCTATAGCTTGGCCACGCTCGCTGAGGAGCTCCGCGCCGAGTGATCGAATCTGGCTAGATAATGGAGTCGCTGACAAAGCGGGGCGCGCTCGCAATGACCAGACGGGGCGCTCAGCATTCAGGGCGATGCGAGGCAACCCACCTCATGGGCTCGGCCTACCTCTGCGATCAAACACTGACCCCATCAGAACAGATGTACTCAATGGGATTCAGCGACTCAAGCGAGCGTTTGCCCGTGGTCAGTATCTCATCACTCGTGAAGTTTGGGACCGTGGAGAGCGCGCCATAGGTAACAGCATCAGAAAGGCCCTCATGAGCTATGGATGGGACAATAAAGAGCAACCTAAGAAAGATGGTAGAGAAGACCCCTTAGATGCTTTACGGTATGATTGCATAACTTGGAACTGGTCAGACACCCTAGTTGATCAGCGCAACTATACACCCCGCTCACCTGCTCAGAGTCGGAAGGTCAGAGTAGGAGGGGCCAAGAGGAGAAGCTTCTGATGAAGGTCTATGATGATGATATTGGTGAGGTGCTATACGTCTCACACATGGGGAGTGATTCAACACCGGCACACTCTGCGAGGGTGAGCCTGTATCAACTTAGTTCATCGTCTCGGCTTCAGATGACAGGCCGAGACGCCAAGCTGATTCAATACTTGGCTGATCATCACCATACCTCACCCTTTGAGCATTGCGCTTTGACGGTCCAAATCAAGTGTCCTCTGTTTGTGCGATCTCAGATCATGCGCCATAGAACCTTCAGTTATAATGAAGTCAGCCGCCGTTACACCTCAGATCACATTGAGTTTTGGAGACCTCAGCAGCTGCGGAAGCAACATGACAAGCGCTTGCAATGCTCGACCAATGAAAGCATCGAATATCAAGAGAGATGGCTCGAGCTATGGGACCAACACCACCGGAACTGCTTAGACTTATACAACGCTCAGATTGAGCAGGGTATGGCCAGGGAGCAAGCGCGCGCGGTGCTACCTCAAAGCCTATACACTCAGTTTTGGATGAGCGGGAATCTCAACAACTGGGCGAAGTTCTTAAAGTTGAGGCTTGATCCTCACAGCCAACCTGAGACTAAGGTGATCGCTGATGCGATCAGATACATACTTCACAAGCACTTCCCGATATCTAGCGCCGCTCTTCTCGGTGATCTCGCCTATGTTAAGGAGCATTGAATGGATTACTTTGACGAAGACACAGATACCATCTGTGCAGAGTGTGGGCTTGTCCAATGCCAGTGTGAGCACTACCGACATGATTGTCATCAGTCTAGTTGTGACTGTGGGGCTCATTGCGTTTGCTGTGTGCATGGTCTCTGTACTTGCGACGAAGACGAAGAATGAGCAATGCAACCACGGATCAAGGAGCGATACTTAGCAATCGTATTGCTCGACCTCATAGGCTCAACTGCTTTCGTTCAGAAGGTCGGCGCGGTTAAAGCTGCCGAGTGGTTGCAATATCATGACCGCTTGACTCGCTCTCTCATGTATCGCTTCAACGGTCGTGAGATCGATAGGTCAGACGGTTTCCTAGTCAGCTTTGAGGAACCTATCAACGCAGTCAACTTTGCGCTTCACTATCAAAAGACCATACCTCTTAGGACTCGCCTTAACACTCGCATAGGTGTCCATTATGGTAAAGTTGCAGAGGTGACTCAACATGAGCTTGATGTGATGGTGGGCGCAAAGCCCGTTGAGCTTGAGGGCATCGCCAAGAATATCGCGGCGCGAACCATGAGCGTCTGTAGAGCTGGTCAAGTCCTGCTCACTGAAGAAGCCTTCACCATGATCAAGGGTAGAACCAACAGCTTCACACCCAAGGGAACTAGGTATGTGATGGTCGGCCTCTATAAGTTCAAGGGCGTTGGAGCTCCTCAAGTGATATATGCAGTGGGCTCATCAATCGAGTCTCTGCAACCTCCACCATCGAGTGAGAAGGTCAAGCGACTAGGAGGACCAAAGAAGGTGAAGTCACGCGCTAGAGATCGCCAGATTAAAGAGTGGGTGTGGTGGGTCCTGCCACGTTGGGCTTTCATCAACCTCATATACATCATCTCGCTAATGTGGCCCTGGCTGATGTATCATTACCCAATACTCAGAGCTTTATGGAGTTGGATCAATGGACGATAACCGAACCGAGAGAGAGCTAACCAGTGAGATCAAAGCTAAACGCGGGTGGTGGTTCAGCGTCTTCTTTATGATCTTGGTGGTCTTGCTTATCCTCTTCCTCACTTATGTTGAAATCGTGGAGAAGAATCGTGATGTGCTCGTCGGCATCCTCGGCATGATCACAGGCTCTATCTCATCGATGATGGCCATTGCATCAGGGCGCGACCCCTCAGAGGTCGAGGAGCTCAAGGACAAACTCAGCGCCGCCAACGCAGATCGAGAAGCGCTTATCGCTCGGCTCAGAGATGCGCAGATTCAAATGCAGTTATTACGAGAGCAGATCCACGAGCTACAAACAGCGGTGATTGATAAGCTCTCACTCTTCGCCGGTGATCATCCGATTAAGACCCGAGATGAGAGCGAGGTCATACTTCACCCATCAGTCAGTGAGTGGTTGCCTGATGGTCGAAAGTAGGTTATGAGTGTAAGGTGTTTTAGTTGGTCACCACCCCCTAGTTCGTCTCTCGGCTCCTCTTACCGCTAACAGCGGTTGATGTTCTAGGGGGTTGGTGTCTAGCCTAATCCAGAGTCAGCATCACAACGCGAGGATATCCACATATCAACCTATGTTAGATCCGTGATGCTGACTCTAGATTAGACTAGACTAGACAAGGGCTGAGAAAGCGTTTATTATCTGCTACGAGTATTAATGCGCTTCTGTTGAAGAAATGAGGTAAACCCACCATCAGGAGCGATCTATGGATGATCACACTCGCGAGCGTGACCCACGACACATGAGGGCGCTCTCTCCTCGATTCAGGACACGAGGAATCACAGGCACTCAGATCAGTGGTGGGGTGATCACAGGCAAAGAGCAGAACCCTCAACTCACAGGGCTCAACTGGGTTCAAGAAGCTGAAGAGATGCTTCGTACTGATCCTATCGTGAGACGCTCTTGGCATATGCTCAGACAGACTTTACTCTCTGCTACTTGGCGGTTTGAATCTGCCATCGAGGGTGATGAGATCGCTGAGGAGCTCGCTCGGTTTGCAAATGAGTGTTGGGGCTTTGATGGCTACTCGGGGCAAATGTCGATCTCTTGGGAAGACCAACTGGCTTATCTCTTCGAGTTTGTACCCCTCGGCTATCGATACGCTGAGGAGATCTACAAGGTAGGGCCAGACTCTAAAGGCTCAGTCAAGGTTTGGCTCTCTCACTACGCAGACCGCGAGCCAAGCGCGCATCAGAAGTGGCTGAGTCGAGACGCTCAACAACTCGATGGAGTGATCCAGAATACGGTTGGTATTACATACACTCCTGAGCCTATACCGGCAAACAAGCTCTTGCTTCTCACCCTCAATAAGACCGGTTCAAACTTTGAGGGCGTGGGGATGCTTCGGCCTGTATGGTGGTGGTGGAGAACTAAGCAGAGGGTGAGTAACCTGATGTGTGTTGGTCTCGACCGTTGGGCAGTGCCTACTCCTAAGATCACCATCAACAGGGCAGAGGCTGAAAGCATAGGTCTAAGTGATGGTGATATTGACTCAATGGTCAATGATGCAGAGGCTCAGGCTCAAGCCTTTGTCAGCGCTGAACAGAGCTATCTGGTTGAGAATCCTGCTGTCAAGTTTGAGACGTATGCAGCAGCGCCTAACCTCTATGCAGATGGGCCAATCAATATCATAACGAAATGTGATGCTCAGATCTCCTCAGCGTTCCTCTCTCAGTTTGCTGACCTCGGCACTACAGAGACCGGCGCGAGATCTGTTGGCGAGATCCATCATACAGTATTTAGACGAGCTGCCATCAACTTGTGTGACATCGTGGCCGGTGCAGTAAGTGGTGTTGACCGCCGTGGCGGTGGGACGATAGGCCGTTTGATTCGGTGGAACTATGGATGCGTAGACCCTTCAATGTTGCCCCGTCTAGTTCACACCGGCCTTGATACTGATGACCTGGCAGAGTCGATGGGTGCTTTACCTGCGTTGGTGCAAAGTGGCCTGCTCACTCCTGATGATGAACTTGAGAGAGCTATCAGAGCTAGGCTCGGAGCTGGTGACTTGCCGGAGGATGCACAGCGCTCACCGCTCACACGTATCTCTTCAGTAGGTGGCGGTGGATCAGTCAGCGCATTGACTGAGCAGCTCATCAAGAGGAGGCGTGAGCATGGCAAAGCGTAAGCGCACCAAGGCACAGACGCCAGCGCCTAAGAAGGATCAGCGCAAAGGTAGCGCCAAGAATCCTGAGGGCTCAGCTAGTGGAGCTCGTGGCGGGATTGAGATTGGTGAGCAAGCGACCAAAGCTCTTGAGAATATGCGTGACACTCACAACGCGAGATTCACTAAGGCTTCTCGCCGTGTCGACCTCGGAACACTCAAGGCCGTCTTTCGACGTGGCGCGGGTGCTTTCTCTGTTAGCCATCGACCGGGGATGACTCGTAATGGTTGGGCGCTTGCTCGTGTGCGCACCTTCCTTAAGCTCGTCGCTACAGGTCAGCGCAAGAAAGCTTATACCGGTGATCTTGACTTACTCCCTAAAGGTCACCCTCAACGCCGAGAGTCTGAAGCAAAGGCTGAGTTAATGGCGATACCTGACAAGTATTCTCATATTGACTTCACCCCACCTCAGGGCGCTAGAGACGCGGCCAAGCGAGCGCTTGAAGTCAGAGCAGACAAGCCAGAGAGTCAGCGAGGAATGACCCCCGTTGGAATCGCTCGAGCGCGTGACCTTAAGGCAGGTAAGCAACTCTCACCCGATACCGTCAAGCGCATGCTCGCTTACTTCACACGCCATGAGATCGACAAGCAAGGCTCAACCTGGGATGACCAAGGGAAGGGCTGGCAGGCTTGGCAAGGTTGGGGAGGTGATGCCGGTTATGCATGGGCGCGAAAGGTAGTTAAACAGATGGATTCAGCAGACAAGAAGAGTCAATCACTAAGGGCTTATGGTGAAGCTCTCCAACTCTCAGAGGCTCCCAGCTATGATGTACCTGATGGCCTAACCATCGGTCGACCATTCAAGACGCTCTCTCTGGGTCAGGTGAGCTCACGCATGAGCGGTGAATCAATCGGTAAAGAGATAGATGTAGACATGCTCTCTGAGATGCTCAGAGTGTACCAAGAGCGCAAGGACGCGGACCCCGTTATTATCGATTGGCAACACGCCACATCGCCATTTAATGGTGGACCCCCTGCACCCCCTGAGAGTGGCAACGCTCTCGGCTTAATCGTCGACTTAGAACTTAGAGAAGATGGCCTTTACGCCGTCCCTGCTTACAACGAGCGCGGCTTAACCGTGGTCAAAGAAGCGGGGGGGGTTCTGTGGTCATCTCCTGAGTTTATCACTGGCGATGTACACGACAGAAGTGGTGGAGACCTGATAGGTAAAGCCCAACTGTTAG